CTGTCCTATGGACTTGGCATCGGGCTCTGCCTCCTTGGCATCTACTTCCTCTTGGTGACATTCACCCGGTTCGTCGAGTAAGGAGGAACCGCCATGACACCCATTGAGCGGGCCAGACTCTGGCTCGCAAAGCTCCCTCCTGCCATCTCGGGTCAAGGTGGCCACAACCAAACCTTCACCGCTGCACGCGGTCTGTGCTGGGGGTTCTGCCTCGATATTCGAGACGCCTACGATCTCCTCGAGGAATGGAACCGGTCCTGCCAACCGCCATGGCATTCGCGGGATCTCACTCACAAATTGAAGCAGGCGTCCACGCAGCCGTTCGGGTTCCCGCGAGGCTACCTGCTCAACGCCGGGCACGAGTCCACGCCTGCTGCCAAGGTCGACATCACACGCTACAAGCTGCCCAGCAAGACGCCTGTGACGATGACTGAGTCCAGCCAGCCTCAGATTCCCGGGGAGGAGTTCGTGGCCTTCCTAAAGGCGGCATTCGTTCAGGATGAGGTGGTCTGCATCTGCAACGATGTGTCCGACGAAGGCAAGCCGCAGAGCACCGGATCGTTCCTGACTCGTGAGCAGTGGATCGAACGGTTCAGTGGGCCAGACTCTCCGCTCCTGAGCCCCGCCGGCATGGGCGCATTCGTCCGCATCAATCCATTCGTCGCCAACGACTACTCGGGCGCCGACAAGGCCGTGTCCTCCTACCGACATGTGCTCGTCGAGATGGATGCGTCGGCCAAGGAAGAGCAGCGCAAGATCCTCGTCGATTCTGGCCTGCCCATCACCGTCCTGATCGATTCAGGCGGCAAGTCCATCCATGCATGGGTCCGCGTCGATGCCGTCGACCGCGCCCAGTGGGACGAGCGTCGGGACATCATCTACAACACGCTCGCCGCCCAGGGCATCGATCCCAAGAACAAGAACCCATCCCGCTACTCACGTTTGCCCGGCGCTCACCGGTCCGGGGAACGCCAACGCCTGCTCGCAACCCATGTCGGAGCCGAGACCTTCGAGGTGTGGCAGCAGAACCTCGAGCTGGCCAGTGACACCGACACCGCCGTCTCGGTCGATGACCTCATCGCCTTCTCGCCCACCAACGATCCCGACAACCTCGTCGGCAACCGGTGGCTGACTCGGGGCTCATCCATGATCCTGTCCGGTGGCTCCGGAATCGGTAAGTCCTCGCTCCTCATGCAGCTCTGCATGCAATGGGCAGTCGGCCGCGACTTCTTCGGCGTCGGCGGCGAGCGACCGCTCCGCATCGGCGTCGTGCAGGCCGAGAACAACACCGGCGACCTTGCAGAAGCCTTCCAGGGTGTCGCTAAGGGCCTAGGACTCAACCCGGAGGAACATGAGCGTCTGCGGGCCAACCTATCCTTCCGCACCGAGACCGTCCGCACCGGCGCCGCATTCCTCGACTACGCCCGGCGCTTCGTCATCAAGGCCAAGCTGGACATGATCATCTGCGACCCACTCTTGTCCTACTTCGGATCGGACCTCTCCAATCAAGAGTCGGTCTCTCTGTTCCTCCGCAACCAGCTCCAGCCCATCCTGCAGTCCACCGGAGTCTGCTGGATCTGGATCCATCACATCGCCAAGCCGGCCAAGGAACGCGATGGGGAGCCGCCCACGCTTATGGAGCTGGCCTACTCAGGCTTCGGATCCAGCGAGCTGACCAACTGGGCTCGCGAGATCGCTGTCATACAGGAGGTCGGCCACCACACCCCACGCAAGTTCAGGCTCGCGTTCTGTAAGCGTGGCGGCCGCCTCCCACGGGCTATACTGCCCATTGCCCATTCAGATCAGGGCATCAACTGGGTTGAGTGGAATCCGCTGGTGTTCCGGCAAGATAGTCAATCCCAAGGCGCTTCTCGAGGACGGCGAGGCGCTCGTCCTGGAGCTCGTCAGAACCAATCAGGAAGCGGTACTTCGAACCAACTTCCGCCTTCAGATCGCTGAGCGTCTTCACCTCCTGCTGTAGCTCACCGAGAGTCTTCTCGAGGCTTGGCAGGAGGTTGTTCAATTCAGCCATGGTGGCATTGATCGCGTCCACACGGGCGTAGATCTCGTCCATGTCCTCGTTGAGCTTCTTGATCTCCTTCTCGCGCTTGCGGGTCCAGGTCTTGTCGCGCTGGATGTCCTTCTTAATCTCCCCCAGCTTGCGGTTCATCATCAGGTCGGCGTCCTTCTCCGTATCAGGAAGCCATTCGCAGCCATGCCATACCGCATGCACGCGATCGTAGATGAGAACCCGGCTGCTGGGATTCCTCATGGAGTTGAACGCCTTCTGAGCCACCTCCATGGGCACATCCATGGTTTCCATGATGTGAGCCAGAACATCGGAGTCCTCCGGGTTCGGATCATGGGTCATTGGGGGCATGCTGCTGAACTGAGCACGCAGTGTGGTAGTCTTGCCGTCGATGTAGATGTAGGCCATAGGATGTAAGCGATAGTGAAAAAGGAGAGGATGGTCAAACTAATTTTGGAGAGTCGTGGGCACCGCTCTCAACAAATACCTAGAGAAAGTGCCTATCCTCCCCTAATAGGGAGGCAATAACGCCTACCTAATAAGTAGGCTGCTCCGGGGTCCCCCTCGCCTGCTTCTTGGCTTTTGAGGCCAAGCGGCGGAGGCCCCGGAGCTCCCCTCCTCTATGCTGCATATGCCGCATATGGAGGTAAGGTCGTATGCTGCTCATGTGCAGGTAGGTGCAGGAATTGGGTTGGGTCCATGGTCAGGAATGGCGATTGCTGCGCCGGAAATGGGCATAGGAGGCGTTTTGATGGGCGGGACGGTAGATGACAGCGGAAATGGGGTATGGGGGTCTTAAAACGGATTTTGGGATTTCCGAATTTCTAGGAAGCCTATGGGGGGTTCGGAATCAGAAGTGGGCCACCCGAATTTCCAGAGTCTCTATGGGGAATCGAACTCACGAGGAATCCTCGTAGGTTGGTCAGCCCTAGGGGGGGAGGAGTGGCCTACTCCAGGGGGGTGGGGTCGGCCGCATCTGGGCAGCAAAAACCCCGGAACCCATAGGGCGCCGGGGTTGGCAGGGTGAGGCTAGGCTAGGGGAGAAGAAGCCACGTCCAGAACAGGACCCAGAACAGGCCGATGGCTAGCATGCCGTCTAGTAGGGGGGTTATCACAGTCCCTTTCCAAGAGTGAGCGTGACGGTGATTCCCTGCCCGGCCGGAGTGGCGAGCACACTGCGAATGTGCGATTCCCCGTGTTCACGCCAGCATGAGTCGCAGTAGGCTCGCGTTGCCACGATATCGGAACCACGCATCAGGTCCACACTGGCCACCCTCCGGACATCCAGCAGGCCCTCGCACACTGGACACCACATTTGGCGTCCGCACTGGTACCGGAGGAGATCACGGGTGATCTTGCGTTGCATGTACCCCTCAGGGGTGTTGAGCGTAATGGGTAGGGGTGTTTCTTGTGTTTGCATATGTTTAGGGGGCATAGATTGCCCGTTTTCCCCACGGGTCTCCCCATGGGGAACGGCGGGGAACCTACTGGCAGGCTACGGCCGAAACTTTCTTCGCTCCGGTTCCATGGGGCAGGAAACCGACGATGAAACCACGGTCAGCCTTTGAACATAGGCGGCATGTGGCGCACGTTATGGTCTCGCTGCGTTGGGCTGGGCAGACCACGACTTTGTTGCCTGCTGGGGTAACGAAACGAGCGGGGCTTCCCGGAGGGACAACAGTGGCAACGGGAAGGCCGGTCTTGGCTAGTCGGTCCGCGTGCTCAACGTTGTTGCCGGACAGGTTCACGGTGAAGCCGGCTTTGACGGCCGACCGTACGGCTCGCCGGTTAGCCTGGACGACTTTGGCAGGAACTGACGGGGTGGAAATCACAGGCTTGTGGGTGTAGGTGAAACCCTTCCTTCCCTTGGATGCACTGGCCAACTGGTTCAGCCGGACGGCGTCAATCCGGTTTCCGGCGCCGGGAAGGTCCCCGGCTTGGTTGTGCCTCCAAAGTTGAGACTCCGGAAGGCTGCGGATCCGGGAAAGGAACACGGTCCACGGTTCGCCACGTTGGCCTTTGCTGACTTGGGTCCAATGGATTTTCAACGGTCCGGAGTCAGCGTAGCATCCCTCGCCCATGAAGGGACAGGCTGGGGGACAGGTTGAGTCGGGGCTGGTGCTCACGGGAATGGGGCCCGTTTTCGCGTTGCTGCTGCTGAGGGTAAGGTGGATGTTCATTTGTAGGTAGGTTGAGGGTTAGGCGAGGAAAACATGGGTCCAACTCCCGTCCAGGAGCTCACCCGAGACGAACGGCCGATCCCATGGGTACCAACCGCCGGTGTTGTGGGTAGTGCGGAGCTTAGCCTGTAGCGCTTCGGCTGCAGCGCGGTGACAGGTTCCACCGGTCAACTCATAGGGGTATGGAATGGTCGCGTGGTGTTTCCCCAGTGTGGCCCGGATGCGGGCTCCACGGGTTTCTGTCGCGGGGAAAAAGCGGGTGTGAATTGCGTAGTACATGGTAGGTAGGTTGAGGGCTCAGAGAATCGCGAAGGCTAGCCATAGGAGCGCAGCTCCGAGAAGCATCACGAGGATTGCACCAAGGGTTTCGAGGGTTTGCTTGTTCATGGTATGTTGTGGGTATGGTAGCGGTTTAGATCAGGACTCCAGTCTCGCGAAGCCAAGCCTCGTATAAGGGCAATGCAGCCTTCGCGGTCCTTGCCCTGATTCCCATGGACCTGACGATCGACAGGGCTGATGGGCCTCTGCGCTTCATGCCGAGTGACTCGAGCTTCAAAGCGCCTTTCAACGCTAGAAGCCTATAGGCTTCGATATCCTGAGGGGTGCGGGCAATGAAGCCATTGTCTACTGTTGTGGTGGTGGAATCTTGTTTCATGGTAGATAGGTTGGTTAGCTAGTGCGGGATAGGTTCTAGATCAGGAGCGCAGACTTGGCAAGGGGGAATTTTCTGGCTATGGGATCCAGCGTGAAGAAACGAACGAAGGTCAAAGACATCGCTCCTGGTCGACCCGATCAGGAGCTCGCGGTTGTGGTGAAGGAGAAGAGGCCGAAGGGGAGGCCGGCTCTGCAGTTAAAGGAAGAAGACAAAAAGCGAATGATCGCAGGGATCGAATGCGGCATTCCAGTAGAGCGCCTTTTGCCGCTCGTTGGGTTCCAGCCGTCATCAGGAGGGTGGTCTCGGTTCCTGCAGCGCCATCCCGACTTCGCTCGCGAGGTCGAACTGGCCAAAAGTAGGGGAGAAATCGATCTGGTGCTCAACGTCCGATCAGGAGCGCAGGGCTGGCAGGGTGCTGCGTGGCTCCTGGAGCGTGCTCGAGGCTATGTTGCACGCGCCAGCATGGAGCACACTGGCAAAGGCGGATCAACCTTAACCATTGCACATCAGCTACTTAGCTCCGTTGCCGAACGGGAGCGGTGATGTGAATATAACCTTTACTGTGCACGATCAGGAGCGACAGGCTGCAGATGGTTAGCGTTAACGGACGACGGGGGTAGGGGGACCCCCACGGGGGGGTGGGTTTAGATTTAGCCCCCCCCTCCCGCCACCGACCCCATTTCCCATCGTTACAACTATTGACAACATAGCGCACACAGTGCAACACTGCGTCCTGCTATGGGCAAGATGACTGTGCAGAGGGTGGCCGACGTGGGTCCTGCGGATCCGGGTATGAGCCAGGAGTATTTCAACGAGAAGTATCGG